CCATCCTTGGTGGCCTGCGCGTCGTCAAGAGTCACTCCCAGATTGTCGACAAATTTCATCAGTGCGTCGGAGTCGGCAAGAATCACGGGATCCGCCTCATTCTCCGAGGGTTTCAGATACGGGTGGCTGGGATTCGCGGCATCGAAGATCGCCAGGGCCGTCTCAGAGACAGACGGAAGGACTCCGTTGTCGGCCCAGTATTGCATGATGGCCGTCTTGTTGCCGGGCGCCCACTCGGTCACAAACGGATCGCCCTGCTCGTCCTCGTATGGATTTGTCACGGCCGTGCCCGAGTTTGTCGTGAAATACACGTGGTTGGTCCCGCCGATCTCGCCCTCTTCAAACGGTCCGACCATGGCGGCCGCCTCGGCGACGGTCATGAGGGTGTCGTCTGCCTTGGCATATCCGACTGCCGGAGAATCCAGGGTCAGCCCCTCTTCCTCGACTTCTTCGACCATGTCGGCCGCCTTGCGCTTCTCAAGCTTGTCGGATGCCCACTTGCCGACGTCGTAGAGATACTTGCCGAGGGCCTCGACGTCGTTGGGGCTAAGTGCGTCAATGATCTTTGCCTTGGCGAGGCCCTCAGAATTTCCGAGAAGAAGCGACTCCACGAACTCAGCCGAGGCGTCGATGTCGGACGGCGGAAGATTCACGAGGTTGGTGTCAACCCACTCCTGATCCTGCAGATTCTCAAGCAGTTGATTGACTCTGTTTCTCGCGGCCCACGGAAGATTCTCAAGAAGATTGCTGATTCCCTCACTCTGCGCGGGCATCTGCGGCTTCATCTCGGTCTTCAGATTCTGCTGCATCCAGTCCATGACGTTGCCGTAGCCGGCCTGTTTGGCGCGCATCATCGCGTAGTCGGACAGCCAGTCAACGGCGTCGCGCTTCTTGCCGCCAGGAATCTGGGCCGTGGTGAGAAGATTGCCCTCAGACACTGAGTCTCCGGCATAGACCTTGAGAGTCGCGACCTTGCCAGATCCACCGGCATTGAGAACCGTGACATCGCCGAGCTTCAGGCCGTTGAATCCGGCGGTCATGAGAGTCTCAACAAACTTGTTGAGGTTCGTCGGAGTCGAAACATTGGTCTTTGGCTTGAATGTGCTGCCCATGAACCAGTTCTGGTCTGCAATGGGCTTTGGCTTCGGAAGCTTGATCTCGACATTCGGGACATTAGACAAAGACGGCTTCTTGCCGGTCACCCGCGGATCCTTGCCCTCGTTCAGGAGCATGCGAAAGAGTTTCGTGGCGTCTGTCTGCGCGATTCCGATGTCTCCAAAGTGGTCCTGCAGGATCAGACCGATGTGGGCATTCTGGTCCTTCTTGATGGCCTTCCAGGCGTCACTGCCCCGTCCCAGATTTCGGTGGATTCCCTCGGCCGCGTTGGCAATGTTCTCATACGGGTTCTCTCGACGGACGCCGCTTGATGACTTGCGATAATAACTGCCAACGAGATCCTTGAGCACCTCAATGAACTGATCGGGATCAAGGGCCACGTCCTTGAAGTTCTCTGGCAGCTGTGCCTTGACGCTCTCTTCAAGATCCTGGGTGAGAGGCGCGTCGGCTCGCATGTCGGCAAACCAGGCGTCGGCCAGTTTTCCCATGGTGCCACTGACGAGCCCGCGCAGTTCACGGGGATTTCCCACGTTGGCCTTGAAGTCGAGCATCTTGGCGATCCAGCCGTATCCCTCGGCTCCCATGTAGTATTTCTTGAGCTTGTTGAAGACCGTGTTGGTGTTGTGCTGCAGGTCGTAGGCACGGTCGATCTCCTGGAACATGGCGCTGTAGGCACCCGGGTCGCGAAACTCGTTGGTCTCAATGACCTGCATGCGGCCGGTCTCTGGATCGGTCGCGACGGCGCGGACTCGCTCGGTGGAATATGTCGGATCTGACATCTGGGCGAGATGGGCCGCGATGTCGCCCCATGGGTTTCCGCCGTAGCTCGACGACCAGTCGCCGCGACGATACAGCTGCTCGGCAAAGCGCGCCACGTCGGCGATGCCCATGCCCAGTTTCTTGCGGGCATTCTCCATCGCGACAAAAGAAGCCTTATAGCCCTCGCTCTCTCCCTTGTAGCGGCGTGGCCCCTTTTCTTTCTTGAGATCTGGCATGCCCGCTCCCTGGATCGCATACTGGCGCATGTATTCCTGATAGAATTCAGACTCGGCCAGGTCGGTCGGCTGTCTGCGCGGAATGGCATGGCGAAGTTCGGCCGCGATCGCAAAATGCAGTGCCTTCTGGATCTTGCTGTGGAGAGACGGGATGAGCGTCTGCTTGGCCTCATCGAGGGCGTCCTGGTATTTCTCGGCGCGGACTCCGGCATAGCGCCCGGTCGGGTCTGCCGAGGGAGCATACATGGTGGCCTCGCCACCGAACTTGCCCATGCTCCATCCAGTCGGCGGCGTCGTGATCATGGCGTTGAGCATGTAGAAGTCGGCCATGGTCTTCTTGGGATCGTCGGGAAGCGACGTGTAGCGGATGCCGGGAAGGAACCGAGGCATGGCGCCGCCGACAATGTCGTTTTCCACCTCGAGGTCCTGCGACTGGTCGAGACGGAGCGCGCCATCGGGTCTCTCTGGGAAGAAATTGATTTTCATCCTGCCGTAGTCGATCGGCATCTTGGCGGCGTTGCTGATCTGCATCTGGTTGATGCGGTCCATGCGCGCCGACATGATGATCCGGTCGGCAGACTCTTTTCCGCGCTGGGCCGGGAGCTTGGTTCTTGACGGATTGGAGGCCTCGGTCTCCTTTGAGAACATGTTGAAGAAGTCGTTGATGCGGTTCTTCTTTTGCATTGCGATGTCGGGGTCGATGTCGAGGTTGGTCTGCCCGGCGAGTCCGCGATTGTGATTGTCGAGCACCTTCATGACGTCGGCCCAGAACTTAGAGGTGCTGCGTCCCCAAAGATTGAGGTTCTCGGGCTTCTTCTGGGCCCACAGGTTCATTTTGTCAAACATGCGGCTGACCGATGCCGTGACGGCGAGCCAGTTGCCCTGCTTGGTGAATCGAAACCCAATCGGCACAACGTCGCGAATCTTTGGGGCGAGGGCCCGATATCTTCCCTTCTTGAGGGAGGGCTGGTATTCCATAAGGATGCGAGTCCCGTCACGACGCTGCAAGACCTCGCTGAACGCAATCAGATTTTTCTTGACATACGGGGTGACCAGCGTGTTGGGCAGCGCCATGATGGCCTCGACCTGGGACGGACTGAGCGTCCCGGTATAGTTGCCATTCTCGTCGCCCCTCATCCGGCCCTCGAAGCCGTCCTCTGGCGCGTTGTCGATCGCGTCCTTGATCATCTGGTCGCGCTGGCGAGCCCGCGCCTGGATCTCTTTGTTCTGGAGAATCTTGGGACTGCCGTCGGGGTTGCGGGCGATGCGGTTGTCAATGGACGCGCTCGATCCCTCCGGAAATGCCGAGAGATCAATGGCCGGGTCGATCGGCGGGAGCACGTTGCCATTCTCGTCGACAAGCTGCCCGTTGACGAGGCGGTATTCCCCGATCGCGGCCGAGTTGGCCACGGGGCTGTCCGGTATCACGATCTGTGACAGCGCGTTTCCGTCCTTGTCGCGAATGTCGAGCACCGTTTCCTTGTCCCAGATGACGTCATCCTTGTAGACCTCCTGCAGGGCCCGGTTGGTCATGAGCTCGGTGAGGCTGATCTCGATGTCATCCTGCAGCGAGTCGCCCACAAACGTCATCGTGTCGGTATATTCAAGAAGCTGCCGCTTGTATTGACGCATCATTGCAAGAACTTCAGGAATCGCGACGTTGCTTCCAAAGATTACTGAGCGGACATCGCCCTGCGAGTCAAGCTCGACTCCGACGGCCTCCAGGGCCTGGCGAAGTCGCCCGAGCATCGAGTTCTGGTTCGCGACCAGCAGCCGGTCGACGACGGCCTGTCCGGGCGAATCCAGGCCCTCGCGCATCGTCTGGTAGCCACCCTCCGAGATCGCCGCAATTTCTGACATGATTTCTTCACGAATGTATTCGCGCATCTTGTCAGTGTCTGGAAATCCTCTCTTGAATCCTTCCACTCCACCGACTGTCCGACTGCCATACAGCGGCACAAACACGGAATCGAGCACTTCATCGGTGATCACTCCAGGTGTCACGGGCATCTTGCGGACAGTCCCGTCGGGCATGAACTGATCGGCATATCTTCCAAATAAAAACTGCCGTGCCGGCTGCTGCATGTCCTGAACTTCTTTGAACTTCGACAGCGCGTGGTTCATCTCGTGCGACAGGGCATGCCTCAGTCCCGCGGGATTGTTCATGACATAGCCCGCGTTGATCATGACCGTCGGAGACGTGACGTTGGCCGGCCTAAGGTGCGGCGGCGTTAGAGTTTCTCCCTCGCGCTCCGTTTCCGGCGCAAGCGCGACATGCGACTGAACGGCCTGTTCAAGTTCCTTGTTGAATTTTTCGATCGTGTTTCTGGCCCGATTCAGTGTCTCGGCTTCAGATCCGCCGAGTTGTTTTCCGTCGAGCTGACTCACGATGGCCTCGGCCCGCTCAAGAGTGGCTCCCCATTTTTCACGAAGCCACGCCGACACCTGGTCGGTATCCACGATCTGAACCTCGATGTTGTTCAGCCCCGCAGAGGCACCTGTCGCCCGGGCCTGATCGAGAACATCGATCATGATCAGCTCCACGGCGCGCCGGCGCTCATCGCGCTGCTCCTGGGTCATGTTCTTGGCAGTCTCCTGAAGAGCGGCAAGCTCGTCGGCCCTCTGCGTGATCTCCATGTCCAGGTCTGTCGTGTCCTGCTCGGCATAGTCGGCCTCGGCCTTGCGCTGAAAAAGCGCGTCAAGTTCCCTCGCGCGCGACTCGATCTGCACGTCCGGGTCGGCCATTCTTTCGGCCTGGCGAATCAGCTTCGGATCAGTGGTCACGCGGTAGCGCTTGCGATCGGCGTCCTCGTCCAGCCTGCGATCGAGCGGGTCGATCTCGGTGACTCTGTTGATTCGGGTGCGAAGATCTGTCGTCGGATCAAGGGCTGCCCCGATGCGCTCGGGCACGCGACCGGCCATGTAGGAGCCGATGCCAAAGCCCACGCCGGTGGAGCGGCCAAATTCTTCTGCGGTCTCGATGTCGGCCGCCCCAATGATCCCGTTGAGCGCGGCTCCCGAGACACCCGACTTGGTGAGACTGTTCGCGAGACGCAGACCATAGTCGGCGGTGCGGGCCCGCATGACCCCGCCGCGTCCGGGCTTGATCTCGGGTTTGCCCTCGGCGACGCGCTGCTTGTTCTTGCGCTCCATCTTCTCGAGTCGCTTCTGGGCGCCGGGTCCAAAGAGGTCGCGGATCCAGTCGGCCGAGGCGGGGTCTCTTCCGAGGCGCTCGACGATGCCGGTCCGTCCGCGAATCCCGCCCTCGTCGATCTGGCGGCCGACATCGCGAAGCGTGCGGCCGACTCCCTCGACCAGCTGACCGGGTCTCTTTGTGAATGCCGAGACGATCGTGCCAGGTGCCGCCAGGAAGGTGTCGGGGCGTCCCGTGATCGCCTGACTGACTCCGGCTCCGACCTTCTCGGCTCCCTCGCCGACTTTTCGGATTCCGATGCCGACTCCCTCGAGAGGGTTGACGCCTCGGATCGTGGGTCTGGTCACTCCGCGAACTGCGAGTCCGCCCGCGGCCTCCATGGTTCCGCCAAGGGCACTCGTGACGGGCTTCACCAGTCTGGCCGGAAGACCGACCGGAGACAGGACCTCGCCGAGCATCGAGATGTCCTCGTCTGGTCGAAATTTTGCTTCAGCGAGAAGAGATTCTTCATAGCCCCTGAGAGCCGCCTGTTTTTCTTCTGGCGTCGTGAATCCAGGTCCCGGAATTGTTCGAGGCATCCATGGCGAGGAGGGGCGGTATGGCAACTCGATGGGATTGGACATGGCGGCCGCTCCCTCGATCACGGTCCCGGCGAGCGGGTTTCTGGCCAGCAGGGTCGCGGCGCGATCAGGATTCTCCTGGATGTCCTCGGCCTCGCCGCGGCGCATGTCCTCGCGTGCGAGATAGTTGTTGAAAGATTGTTCTGGCGTGACGAGCCCGAGCTTCTCGGCGGCGCGGTCGGTGATGCTGGTCCCGAACATTGCGGCCCTCGTTGCGGCGTTGGCCGTTTCTTCCATGTCCTGCGCGACCCCGGAGGCCAGCGAGCGAACGGCCCGGTTTGCGCCGCCATACGTCTGTGACAGGGCCCGCTCATACTCGTCCGATCCGGGTTCATACTGCAGCCCGGCAAGCACGGTCTGACCGATGGGCTTGAGAGCTCCCTCATAGGCAAATTTGCCTGTTCCCCTGACGAGCTGCCCGACGGTTTCCGGGACGGCCTGAATGAAGGCACCCGCGGCCCCAAGTGCAACATCGGTCAGTGGCCTCGCCCGCTCTGCCTCGAAGGCGATGCGCTGTTGATCGGTCGTGAGACGCTGTCCCTCGGTCCGCATGCGGCGAACCGTCTCTGGATCTGTCTCGGTCTCGCGCATGACCTGCGCGAGCGTCTCCTCGGGGGTCGGCTCCTTTGAGACCTCCTCGGTGACCTCGTCAAGAATCGATGCGGGCTTCTTCTTGCGGCGACGCCCGACGGCGCCGCGCGAGACTCCGCCGACCACGCCAGATTTTGGCCTGGTCTCAGACGTGACCTCGTCGGTGACTTCCTTGAGAACGGCCATGGGTCATTGTCCTCTCTGGCGACGAACCAGCTCCTTGAGCCGTTCTCTCCCGGCGCGATATTCCTCAGAATTCCTGTCGGGCATGTCATCGAGCTGCTCGGCGAGACTGTTGATCTCGGCAGTCAGATCGAACTGTGACGTGCCGGCTCCCATCGAGGCAAGCTTGCCGCCCCACATCTTGATCAGCTCCTTGCGCGCCTTGCTGATGTCCTGCAGATTGCGCTTGAAGATCGGCCAGCTGAGAGACGGGTTGATCGAGCCCTCGGCGGCAGCCAGGAGGGCAAGTTCTCGGTCAGAGATCGCGCCCAGGGCGCCACCCGTCTTGCTGTTGCGCCGCATGTCGGCCAGCGTCTTGAAGGCCACGTCTGCCTCGATGTTCTTGATGAGGGCTCGGACGTCACTCGCTCCGGTGGTGACGGGCAGCGTGGCAATCCAGTCAGAAAATTTTCCAGTCGCCGGGAGTCTGGCTCCCTGCGCCGTGTCGACGATCGTGTCGATGTCTCGCACGACGCGGTTGGCCTGCTCGATGCTCGACTGCATCGTGCTGATCTCCTTCTCCTGGTCCGCGTCGGCCGTGCTCGGCTCGTAGGTGGTCGAGACCTCTCCCTTGGCGTTGACGGTCACGCCCTTGAGACGGAGTTCATCCTTGAGTTCCTCGGGAAGTCCAGAGGCCGTGGTCTCGGTCCGTCCGCCGGCTCCCTTGTCGATCGTCGTGGCGCCGGTGGCCCGATTGATGATCATGCGACCCCCGCCAGATTCCTCAGGAATCGGGACCACAAGAAGCATTCCTCCTGGACCGGCCGTCGTGTAGCCCTCTGGGGCGGCGCCGGGCGCGGGTTCCTCGCCGGGAGGACGGGCTCCCTGAAGAGGCGGGAGCGGAACGTCGCCCGACGGGAGTCCTGGCTCGACGTTCTCGGGCGCATTCGGGTCGAATGGCTCAAGAGGCAGATCCTCGGGTCTCAGACCAAGATTTGGGTCAGGAATGTCGCCGAGTGGCGATGGGCCCTTTTCACCGAGAAACTCGGCATAGGGATCCTCAAGTTTGCGAATCTGCTCGATGTTCTGCAGACGCTGCCCGAGCAGGCGCTCGCGGTCGAGCGGGCTGAGAATGTTGCCAAGAACGTTGCGCTCGCGGGCAATCTCAAGAGCACGCTGATGAGCGAGCTCGTCTTCCTCGCGCTTCTGTTTTCGTTCAAGAAGCCCGATTCCGGCTCCGAGCACACTCTCGAGGGCCACGTTGACCCCGGAGAGAAGACTGGCTGTCGCCTGGCGTGATCCCTCGGTGATGGCATTGATCCCGAGATCTCCCGGGGCAAGCGACGCGCCAGACACAAACGACAATGGTGTCGGGGTGGCGGGCTGAAATTGTGCCCCTCCTCCCCGTGCCACCGTGAAGCCGCCGGTCTGGATTGCCATTTGTCGGAGATTTCTCTTATCAGGCTGAACCGTAAAGTGCGCGCAGCCAATCGAGACCGGATCCACCGCCGAGATTCACGTTGCCGGGTGCGGCCATCATGTTTCCATATTCGGGTGCCACGGGACTGATCGTTGGTGGAGAATACACGGAGGCCGATCTCCTGGATCTCGAACCTGGGACTGGCGAGAGACCCGGAGCCGCGCCGGCTGACGAGCCGGGCGTGATGGGCGAGATTCCCCCCACGGCCTGCGCGGCGGCAGCCTGCTGCATTTTTTCATAATTCGTGAGCGCGGCCTGGTCGGCCGTGCGCTGTCTCACGTTATGCTCTTCCTGCGTCCGGCGAGCTTCTTCCTCACGCTGTCTTTGTTCCTCCGCATTTCGGGCATTTTCTGCTTCCAGACGCATCTGATTGATTATGTTTTCGTTTGCGGCACGCTCTGCCGCAAAGATCGCGGCCCAGTCTGTCTGTGGCGCGGCGGGTGCAGGCGCCGCTCCGCCCCCGCCCTTGCTCGGCGGCTTTAGAGATCTTGCCGCTCCTTTAATGTCTCCCTTCAAAACCGATTTGACGAATCCCATGGTATGTGTTCCTTTCTTTTTGTTACAGCGCCAGCGCGCCCGCTCTCATTGAGCTATTCATATTGTCGGCCATTCCCGGTTGTGCCTGTTGTGCCTGTTGTGCCTGTTGTGCCTGTTGTGCCGGCGGTCTCGCGGATCCAAAAAAGTTTTCCACGGGAGGCCGAGCCGGCGGTCTGCCGGCACTCTCGCCGTTTCCGCTCATGCTAAATACGCCGCCCAGTCTGGGCCGCGATCTGTCTGCGCCGCCGCCAATTGGCAATATGCCAGGCTGAATTATTCCTCTCCCAAGTCTGCTTGCTCCGCCCATGGTTTTATTCTCCCTATAGTGTTTGGTTGTTTGTCAGATGGAATATCCTCCCTGGGATGTCCCAAAAATTGCAGAACCCTGTCTTGCTCCCGAAAACTTGGGAAAATTTCCGGCCGGCCCGGTGAATGAAAACGGAGCAGCTGGGCTATAGAACGCTGAAGAATCCACCGAAAAATCTGGAATCTGCTGTCCGGCAATTGATTTGGCAATCTGGCCGGAGGCGTCTCTGACGGCGCCGCCAAAAAATCGCGCGATCTGAGAATAATCTGGTGCCCCGCCGGTCGGCTGTGCCCGTGGCACCCATCCCATTCCAGAGATGTTGCTGCCGGTGATTCCGCCGATTGTGGAACGGGCCATTGAGGCCGGACTCGAGTATCCGCCAGATGCCGCGGCCGCCGGTGCTGAAGAGGCTCCTCCCATGGTCTGTCACCTCACGCCCATCGGGGCGGATCGCATTGGAACTGTCGGAGGCGGAACGACGCTCACGCTGGGGCTGGGTCCTCCGGTCGAACGAAACAGGGGCAGGCGCTGCAGTGCCATCATTTCCTGATCTGAGATCATGCCATACGGCTGCCGGAGGGCCGTCTGCGACATCTCGGTTGCGCCCTCGCTCATCGGATCCATGAGGGCATATTCTTCACGTGGAGGCAGAGGACGAGTGATCCTCTCCATCTTGGCCATTGTCTGTCTGTTAGCGCCTCCCATGTCTCTAAGAATCTAATCCATTTCTGCCAGGACTCAGAATCAGAAAATTCTATGCAGAATCCTCACGTCCGAGCCCGCAGTAGGCAAAATCTGGCCTGACCCACGGAACCAGATGTGACACGTTGTTCACGTCGATGCCATACTTGGGACACCTGACAAAGGACGCCGAGGTCGGGTCGCAGCACTTTGTGCAGGTATGGAAATAATCGGGATTTGTCGAGTCCTTCCCAAGGACTCTTCGATTCTTCACGTCGTAGCGCGTCTCGTCGTGCGGCACCGAGTGTCTCTCATGGTATTCAAAGACGTCGCCGTCGGTCCACTCGCGAATCGGATAAAGGATCGTCCCGGCGTTCTCGAGCTGGAGCCGGTCGACTCGCAGGGGAACCTTTCCAACGGTCGGGTCGTCGTCAGAGGACTTGTGGCCCATGACCATGCAGTCCCATGGAAAGTTGAATGTCCCAAGGGGACGGGCAAGAAACGTCTCGAGTGCACAGAGAAACGGCCGCCCTTCTTCTGGAACAATTGTCCCGCGCGCCACCATGAGATGCTGCGAGTTGGACATTGCCATGGAGTTGACCTGGTAGCATTCCATGATGTCGACTCTGCCCTCTTTTCCTCGACAGAGACTGACGGCCGAAGGAGCATAGTCGTGCGCCTCAAGATTCCACTCGTCGATGATCCTATTGACGAAGCGCAGCTTCTCTGGCATCCAGGGCTCTCGCCAGCAGACGACAGGAAGTTCTCTCTTCATGAGAAACTTGATCATATGCAGGACCACCATCGAGTCCTTGCCGCCCGACCAGAGAATGACCGGATTCTTTGCCGTCCTGAGCATGCGATCGAGAAAATCGATCGTGGCCTCGACACGCCGGTCGAGGGTCATAGGGCGATTCCGGCCGCCGTGATTCCGGCGCCAGCGAGAGCGCCGCCGCCTCCGATCAGGGCCCCGGCCATGGAGGCCCGATTTGCGGCTCCGGCTGCCTGCGCGGCGTTGTAGGCACTGACGTTTTGGGCGCGGCGTGCCGCTTCCATCTGGGCCGCCTGATTGAAGGCATTGGCCACGTTTCCGGTCTGAGCTCCCATGTATCCCAAAACCTGCTGACGATATGCGTTGCGAAGATTCGCGTTCTCTGCGGCCGTCTGGCTCATGATTCCAGCGAGAGAGCCCGGATCCAGGCCGGCCACGGGAGCCGGATTGGCCTGAAGATATGACGACACTCGGTCCTGCAGAGCCTGGCGGTTGGCATAATAGTCTCGCCGGCTGCGATCGGCGAGCGCCGACCGGGCAAATCCAGATTCTGTTTTTGCTCCGGTTCCCACAACATCTGAGAGTCCCTGACGAAGCCACAGGTTGGAAAGTTCTCGGCTGGGACCCCCAGCAAAATCCTCTTCAAGCTGCTGACGCAGTCCGGCCCGCATTCTGGAAGTTTCTGGGGCAAGTTCTCGCTCAAGAGCCGCAGAATTGAGCGCATTGATGGTGGCCTCGCGGCGAGCCATTTCCTGGAGACGCGGAATGTTTTCAGTCAGTTGTTCTGGCGGCGTCTGCGCCACATATCCGGTCATGTCCCTCCCAAGACCAAGGATGTCTTGAATGCCCTGCCCATACCACTCGATGGGTTGCGCAAACTGCACTGATGGTGTTTTTCCTCCGCCCATATCAGTCAAAATTTACACGGTCCCATTCAGCAAGTAAATCTCGCGGTTCATCTTTGAAAATCCGATGTTCTCCAACATCTGCGTAGAAAATGTCTTCCGGGTCTCATCGAGGGGCACCCCGATCCAGCCCTCGCCGCCATGGCTGAGCTGCGCGACGGACTTCCAGCCATTCACCACGTCCATGATCCCGCGTGGCGTGGCGACCTCGGGATGGAACGCCGGAAAGGCCACCGGAAGATATACGATGTCGGCATAGCCAAAGGTCTTTTCATCTCGCTCAAAGGCGACGAGCCTTCCGTTCTTCCAGTGCCCGATCTCGTGATCGAAGGTTCTGGCGAACTGCTGCATTCTCTTGAAGTCGTCGGAATACGGGCTGACGTCGATGAATCGGGTTTTCATGATACAGATGTGGGTGGCTGTGGTTCTGGCGGTATGGTTGGCAGCGTCTGCGAGGTCGAGATGCTGTTCGAGAGGGACAGCGGAATCTCCTGGGCGAGGTCCTGGATGAACTGGTTGACGGTCGACGTCGAGTAGCCGGTCATGGCACAGGGCAGACACTCCTGGGTTGGCATGTTCGGGACCGTGATCGACGAATAGAACGACATCGGGAGACGGTCGGAGAATGGACTCACGAAGGCGTTCGGAGTTGTCCCATTGAGGAGCGTGACTGAGGTGGCCTTGGGCATGGTCAGGTGCAGGGAAGTTCAATGAGGGCCCGGGCATTGGCAAGCGCCAGGGCCTGCGTGTCAGAATCGGCCTGAGAGACAGTGCCACGATGGCGTCCGGTGACAATTACGGTCTGGCGGGTGACGAGGGCTGCTCCCGTCGTCTGGTCGATACGACCGAATTTCTCATAGGAATCCGTGTTGCCATTGTAGGACGTGAAATCGCCCGCCGCAAAGAAAAATGTCCCGGTCGAAGGAAGCATGAGGGCCCGGACAGTCGCGTTGAATCCGGTTCCGGGATTGAATGCCCCGACGGCCGCTCCCAGTGCCGTGGTCTTGACGATCCGCGGGACGGCGACAGAGTTGTAGGTCGTGAAGTTGCCCCCGAGAATGACAGTTCCATCTGCGAGGATGAGAATGGCTCGGGCCGCGGTGTCGAGTCCGGTCCCCACATTGTAGGTCGAGTCCACGGTCCCGTCGGTGTTGAGTCTCACCAGATCCTTGGCAGAATTGGCGCCGTCAAACGAGACAATGATCTTGCCATCGGCCTGCAGGGCCATCGAGGCAAATCCGGGATCGGCGACCGTGACCTCATACGGCGTGAATGCCGGATCCTCGACGCCCGTCGTGAGAAGCCTCGCCACACGGACCTTTCCGGCGACAGACTCGTATCCGGCGACATAGACAAGGTTTCCGGTCTGGGGAATGAGAGCAAAAATCTTCGTGAATCCCGTGGGAAGATAATCGGCATCTCTGACACCGTTTGCCTCGATCAGAATGATCGGCTTTGCCGCGGCGACTGAGTCGTATGTAGTGAATGTCCCGCCGATCACGAGAGATCCTGCAGACGAGCCGAGCGCCGCGGTCGCCACCACAAAGCGCGTGCCCGAGCCTGGCTCGGTCACATGGAGACGGTGCCCGGTCGCGGAGGCCGTGATGGTGACGGTGTCGGACGCGACTGTCGCGATGAACTGCGCGTCGGCATCGACCGCAAGCTGTATCTTAGTTGCAAGCTGCGCGTCCGTGTCAGAATTCTGCATGTCGACCTCGAGCAGGCGACCGCCAGACGGAACCGCCGGAGGACTCGACGAGTTGTTGTGGTCCATCCATACTCGCACGGGCCCATTTGCGTCTCCGAGATCAAAGTATGATCCGCCGTGGGCTGAAATGACCTGAACCGTTGAGACCTCGGCGAGAGCAGACGGAAGAATGCAGGCGGCGGTCGGGGCCGTGTTGAATCCCGTCCCAAAGGTCACGGTCGTGTCGAGCGCCCCGGCCGACGTCAACCGCGCGATCCGAGTTCTGGCGCCATTGTTGTATTCGCTGAATTCTCCGAGAGCATAGATGCCGTTTGTGTCATTGAGCAGCACGTTGATCTGTTCGGAACTCGGCTCTGCCCCGAAGTTTGACACGAAGCCGTCTCCCTGCGTGAAAGTCAGGCTCCGGATTCCCGCAGAGGTTCTCTCGGTGATCTTGCCCTGGTTGGTCGTGTTGTCTCTCCAGAACTGGCCCCCGAGAATGACACGGCCGTCAGACAGTCTCGTCATGGCGAGGGCGTCATCGTTGAGCTCAGAATAACAGTGGCGGGTCACGGACTGCACCGAGTCATAATAGCACGGATAGATCGTCCTGAGATAGTCGGCCTGTGCCTGGGCGGCCGTCTGGGCGGACGCGAGTGCCTGCGCGTCGGCGTCAGCCTGCGAGATTCTTGACCTGTATGTCGACGTGGCCGTGACGGTCAATGGCCCGGTAGTCACCGATCCGACCGGACAGGTCAGGGTGACAGTCGCGGACCTCGTCGAGGCCCACGCGTTGCCTCCGACCTCGTAAAGATCCTCGAGAGCCACAAAGCCCTCCTCGCGGCTGTAGATGTGGTTCCTGCCGTCCTCTCCGACCAGGCAGACATTGGTCTCGTTTTCCTCGCAGCGTCCCTCGGCGCGCTCGGCCCACGGTTCCATGAAGATCCTGATCGATTCCACGGCCATCTGGCCGCACCATCTGACGAGAATGCTGAAGGCCTTGTCGATGTTCTCGGAATACTCGGACTCGCAGGTCGGGCAGCCGTCGGACGGCAGGGCATTCTCGGTTGTGACCCGGCGGCTCTGTTTCTTGAGACCGTCAAGGATGCCGAGCTCAGATGGCGGAATGTCGGCGCCCGCGGAGGCCGCCGTGATCGGAGCGATGATGCGCTTGCAGAGAACTGGCTTGTAAGCGCCGCGGATCCCACGGTAGTTTGCCGTGACATAGGCGTCTCCGGCAATTTCCATCAGGTTGATGTCGGCATACTGGAACGACTTGAGATCGTGGCCGTCTCCGATTAGGCGCGTCTCGAACTCGCAGAAGATCGGCCTGGCAAAGTCAATCCTTGTGAAGTCACTCCCAAGCTCGAAAAACGTGTCCTCCCTCTCCGGCATGAAGGCCTCCCACACATGGTTGTGGCTCCCGTCAGAGAGGGCCCGGTAGTCGACTGATGCCGCGAAGGCCCGGCGCTTTCCGTCGATCACGGGAGATGCCCACTGGATCGGGCGAATTCCCGTCCACACTCCAGACCATGCCGGAATTTTTTCAGAGGAAAATTCGCTCAGCGGCGAATAGTCAAGCACAAATGTCTCAGAATTCAGATTCTGTCCGATCGGCATCGACATTAGCAGATAGTTCTCGAAGCTAAGGCCGCAGATCATCGATGAATCATCATTGAGAAATTGCTTGCTGAAGGCCATTTCGGCGTCACGGTAATTGATCTGGCTCGTCAGGTTGCTCGATGCCGCGGCGTCAGAGGCGACCAGGCCTCCCGGGCTATACCACCACATGAGTCCTGCCTGGAACACGATGCTGCGTCCCGCGATGCAGCCCGTGCTCGGAAATAAAATCGACTGCATTCCTTGGGTCGTGGCCCACTGGGCGCGATCGCGGATGCCAGAGAGCACAATCTCGCTGCGCTCGTCGGTGAAGACCACGACAACCTCGACCCGCTCTTCTCCAATGAAGCTTGTCAGTCCGGTAATCTGTTTCGGAAAAGAAAAATCGCCTCGGCCCTCGCCCTCGACTCGCTCGGTGAACTTGACCGGGTCAAACAGATCAGACGCCAGGAGAATATTGCCGCGCGCAACCCAGAGACGTCCTCCAGAGAAGGTCATCCAGGTCCCGGTCGGAGTCTCGAGACTCGGGGCCGCCTCGACGAGATGCCGCGATTCCTCGCCGTCCCAGTATGCGGCCGGGGTCACGCCGTCCTGGATCATCAGCACGTTGTGCGATGGCACGATCTGGAGTGTCTGATCGGGCGCGGTCATGACGGTCTTTTCGGCGACCGCAAAGTGGATCATGTCTGCATCGGCAGAAAACTGAAGACTCTTGAGGCAAAACTCTTCCCAGAATCTTGGCTGCTCGAGAGGAAACGGCAAAAAATAAATCTTGCCATCTACCGCAAAGACCAGGTAATCGTCGCGACGCCCGTTCTTGGTCACCTGAAAGTGAGCCATTCCCTGAAAGTTTCCTTCTGGCAGGGTCAGGCGCATGCGGAAACCAGGTCTCGTCTGGATGACGCCGCCACGATTAACGACATTGACTCCACGGCGATACTGGTCCTGGCGAAGAAACCACGGGTGCCGGACAGAGTTCATTCCTGACATCCATCCGGCGTCGACGCTCACGAGCCGCCCCTGGGTTATCGCGGGAGATTGCATCTCAGTCCATCCAGTCGTCGGGCCTCGTCGTCACGTCAGCGTTGATCTGGAATGTTGGGGCGCGCGGTCCGTCGAGCGCGCGATTTCGCTTGTTGAGATATTCCACGGCAATCAGACGATACTGCTCTGATTCAGCAACGAACTTCTTGAAGAGCAGCTCCTGCGATTGGACCATCATTAGAATCGCCATGCGCGAATCTAGATTTATGAAATCCCTCTCGGTCAGCACGTCAAAGGCGCGGCGACGATATTTCAAGCGGACCGACGTGGCCGACTTGTTGATCCGGATGCGGCGATACGCCGGCGTGGTCTCAGTCGGGTGCAGGTCACCAAGAAGCGCAATGTTTCCGGTCCTGGACGTGTCCCAGGCATAGAGCCGGATGTATCCGTCGGTCACCGGCTTCTCGATGGAAGAGACGGTCTTGACCGACACCGGGGCACGAGAGACCACGACTCGCTGGGATCCGGTTCCGGTCGACAGAAAGGTGATGCGCCCGGTCGTCGCCGGGGCCGCGTTGGCCTGCGCCTGCGACGGATACAGCTCGATCTGATCGTCATCGATGGACCTGGCATAATAGGTGGTCGACAGCAAGAGCGGCGACGGTAGCGCCGAGCTCGTCGTGACCGTCAGCGCCGTTCCGGTCGCAAATCCGTGGTCTGGGATGTCAAGCGATGTCGCGGCCGGCGTCGTCATTGAGCGAGAGATCAGCATCTCATGAATCCCGGATCCGACCGTCGTCAGCGGAATCAGGACGTTTCCGGTCGTGTAGACCTCGATGGCGTCTCCGACCACGTTGGCGCGATAGTCGGTTCCGGTCGCGAGCGGGGCCGGAAGAGTCCCATCGGTCGTGAAGCGAACAATTGTGAGATTCTCAAGAAATGCCGTGAAGTCGACATCAAAACTGTTGTCGCGGGGCGACACGGTCACGGACCTTGCCCTCGAGAGATACAATGTCTCGGCTCCCGCGGTCGTGGCCGAGAATCGTCCCGTCACCGTGGGAGGAGCGGCGTTCGCATTGATTGCCGAGTCGTAGATCTCGACGAGAGAATTACTGATTTTGCGGACGTAATACAGGGCTGACTGATCAACCTGTGACGGGGCCGTGCCCGGCAGGATTCCCGGCGTGTAAAATCGGACGGCGTCGCCCGTCGAGAGGGCCGTGGCATCCACCGACCACTGCGAAAGAAACCCGACCGAGAATGATCTTGAAATGACCACATAGAGCTGTCCGGTGCCGCCGGAACTGATCGCGACCGGATTCGGGATCGTGTCGTTGAGTGAGAACGTTGTCGAGGTCAGCGGGGCCTCGCCGCGATACACAGTCTCGGCCTTGATGGGATCAGGAAGTGTTCCATTTGTAGTGAAACGAACAAAACTGCCTCCCTGGGCCGTAAAGGTCACCGTCGGGGCCGAGGTGTAGCCGGTTCCTCCGGTGATGACGCGAATCGACACAACGGCACCGCCCGCGACGATTGCCTCGGCCGTTGCGCCGGTGCCTCCACCTCCCGAGATGGTGACCTTTGGCGAGACGTTGTAGGCACTTCCGCCGGCCCCGACCGAGATGGCCACGACAGTCTGACTTGAAAGCACCGCGGTCCCGGTCGCGCCCGATCCGCTGGGGGAACTAAGATTGTGCGGACTCACAGTTGTCACGATGCTGCTGCCGCCGCCGGCCACGGTCGCCGCGATGCGCTTCACGAGCGAATTTGTCCCGACTCCCAGGGAAGTCAGCGCAATCGGGTTGGCTCCCGTGGACGCATCGGCCGAGGTGGAGTGCAGCGAGACCGACGTGGCGCTGAGAGTCCTCACAAAATACGGCGTGTTGGCGATCAACGGCTGCGGGAGTTCTCCGCCAGAATTCGAGGCCGTCACCTGGTCTCCCGTGACAAAATTGTGCTCCAGCGTGAAGGTCAGCTGGGTCAGCGGATACATCGGCTTGAGAATCCGCGCCTCGACAGACGTTCCAGGAGTCGTGGCATTGACCGGGTTGGTGGCATTCTCGCGGTCGCTGTCGTCGTTGTAGACGATGAAGCGGTCGGTCGTGATCGGGGAGGCCGGATACGTGCGGGCCGCCTCGAAGGGGAGCGGAAGTGGCAATCCAGTGAAAGCGACGAGGTCTCCCTCAGAGATGAGATTGGCACCAGAGGTCACAAAGCAGGTCCTGGCCCGGACAGGGCGCGTCTCGCGGAGTGTGATCGAGGCCGTCGGATCGACCGTTGAGAACAGAATCGGTCGCTGGTTTGTCTGGGCATCAAGTCGGGTTGCATAAAGCAGCACGCGGGTCGAGTCGACGACCCTGATGAAATAGAATGCCCCGTTGATCAGGGGCTGCGGGATGGAACCTGACGACAGCTGCACCTGCATCTGGGCGGCCGTGGCGAGACCGTGCGCCGTTCCGGAGACGAGCCGCCCGGTCGGCGTGGTCTCGAAAAGACGAAGAAACGGCACGGACGTCGGGGCGGCCGTGGGAGCTCCCGCGACGTTGACTGCAAAAGTCTCAGTCCCGTCGATCCAGTCGCCATTCTCGAGCTGCTGCCTCAGTTCTCGGCCATTCGCGTCTGTCCCAAGGACACGCACGACGACGCCAATGTCGGCCTCCGAGTCACAGCGGGCGATCAGGGGACCAGGGGTCCCGATGTCCATGAAGGAGGGAACGGTCCCGGAATCGTCCCACGCCCACGGGACGACGTGGTCGTCTGTCAGTCCGTCGCCATTGAGATGGAAGCGGAAAAATTCGTCTCGCATGAAGGCCGGAATGCCATTGACGGCAACTGCCAGCGGTGTCTCGACCTCGCGCGGAAGAGTGACGGTCTGACCGTCAGAGAGGGTCATGATGTCAAGGGCCCCGATGTTCGCGGCCCAGTCGCCCTCGTCCTGGAGGGCTCGAACTGCCTCGGAGATGCGACGAAGGGCCTTCTGCCGGTCGCACCGACCGAGGACCTCGATCACCTGGTCAATGATCTCCGAGACGAACATGTCCAGATCATGCCACTGGCGGAATTCCGAGTCGGCTGTCGGACATCGCCGAGAGCTCGGCCCCAAATCCAGAAAGATCGGCGCCGGTGGCAAGAACCTCGTTCATTGTCTCGTCGGCCTTCATCGCCTTATCGTCGGCCTTGAGCTTGGCCTCGGCGGCTCCGATCGCCTGGCCCAGACCAGCGACAAATCCCTTGGCAAGGTCAAACGTCGATCTCGGCAGCGTCAGCTGAATCTGGGGTTCTGGCTCCTCGGCCATCGTGTCGGTCATTCCATTCATGGTCATTTCTCCTCGTCCTCGGTTTCCTCTTCGGACTCGCGGAGACCCTTCTCGATCTCATCCTCGCCGTCCTCGGAGATCTCTCCAAATTCGATTCCCATGACCTCAAGATCCAGCGACGAGGTCTTTCCGTTCGGGCCCTCAGAGTCGGTCTTCGAGACTATCCTGAAGCGGATCGTCGCCTCGCCCTCGGTCCCGACATCGGGAGCGTCGTCGATTCCCTCTCTTCCAGAGATGTAGAGAGACGGATAGGTCATTTTTTCATCCGGCATCGCGGAGACCATCTCGATCATGCCGGCGGATTCTGAAGATTTTCCAAGATTGATCATGATCGTGACTCGTTGTGCAAAGTTATCTCTCGATGGAACATTCTGACATCACGGATTGCCGCGCAGAAGTCAAAGAATCTTTCGGAAATAGAGGGCACTCCTGCCTCCCCAGACGTGGTGGGGAGAATACAGCCGGAAGCCGCAGGAAATGAGCGAATTCGCGCTCGCAAGATTTGATGGAACCACGTAGGTCACGAGTTCTTTCAGTCCGACTCGGCGAGCCTGGGCGATCCGTCTCCGGATGAGCTCCTTCTGCCGTCCCTGGCCTCGCCAATCTCGCAGGACTCCGACTCTTGAGAGAAATCCAATGCCGGCGTTGTGCCTCGCCGTGCAGGGACGCAGGGCCGCATAGGCGACGGGCGTCCGGTCCTGTTCCTCGATCCACCAGTAGCAGCCCTCGACGCGGACGCGCCAGTCGGCAGGAAAGCACAGCTGGTCGAGACGCAGAATGGTGTCCCGGATCCACTCCGGGCACGAGTCTGGCCTGGCGACGAGCCGGGTCATGGCTCACAGGATGTCGAGATCCTTCCCGAATGCCTTGCTCGAGGGATACGTGGGCTTGCAGTGGGGCCACGTGATCTTCCAGCGCTTTCCATCCTTCGACAGAATCCCGACCTTGCCAGAGCCGCGGCGGCGTCGCACCCGGGAGCCCTCCATCGGCTCTCTTGCGGGCGCGGGCTCGTCAGATTTTTTGAGATCTGCCGCGACCGGCGTCTCGTTCTTGCCGAGCTCCCGGTAGCCGGTGATCCGGACCAGGCGCTTGAGCTTGTTGTCCCAGACCGTGAAGTCCTGGCGCTCGACCGTGCCGGCACGGATGCCGGGGGCGAGGAGCGAGGCCACTCTCTCGGGACTGCACTCGAGCTGCTCGGCCACGTCATCGCGGCTCGACCAGCCCCTCGGCCAGGCATAGGCCGCGGCGTTTTGTTTTTCCAGTATGGATTTCCAGTTAGGCATCTGAGCGGTTTCCTTTCAGTAGCATGCCGGCATAGCTCTCTCCGGCGTTGATGGTGACGTTGAACATGCTGAAGTTGCCGGTGGCCCGGGAGATGAAGCGGACCAGGTAGCCGTGGGTCCACTCGGTCGGCCGGGTGTTGGCGTAGAGAGGCTGGCGCTTGCACAGACAGCCCGGATTCCAGGCGCTGACCAGGCCGATGCCGGGAATGTGCTTGGGCTTGAAGCTCGCCCGGTGGGTGTCGAAGTAGCAGATGTTGCCGCCGGCCTTGGCCAGGGCCACGTCGGCCGCGTCCTTCGAGTTGCTGATCTTGTGCACGTAGAACATCTTGTCGAGCTTCACCCAGCCCGGCGTGTCGCAGCCCTCGTGGAGGTGGCCCTGCCGGTAGTAGCGGATGCCACGTTCCCTGAGGCGCAGAACGTGCTCAGCACAGAAGGTCTTGCGCAGCAGCTCGACGTCCTTGTGGTGGGCGAGTCGCTGCGTGAGGGCCCAGCGCTCGACGCGCCACTCATGGTTGCCCTCGAGGTAGTGGATGTCCGGGCAGGAGCTTGACTCCATGATCGCGTCGAGCAGCCCGTTTGCCACGGCCATGTCGTCCTCGTAGCTGTCGTCGGCCTCGGACACGTAGCCCAGGACGTGGTGCTCGGCCAGGAATCCGCCGCAGTTGATGAAGTCGCCTCCGATGAAGATCCGGTCGGGGCGCAGGATCTTGAGATCACCGAGCAGCGCCGAGAAGGCCGCGGGGTCGACCTGGTTGCCGTGCACGTCGGAGAAGATGACCTCGACGATGTCGCCCTTGCCGGCCCTGGGGCTCGAGGGCCTCGGCACCTGGACGGCTTTCTTCCCGGCCGTGCGGGCGCGTTCGAGGGTCTTGACAGTCTCGGCATGGGCCTTCCGCTCGGCCTCGAGCTGGGCCTGGGTCTCGGCCAGCCTGGTCTGGTGATCCGCGGCATGGGCCGCCTGCGCGACCTTGCCCCAGTTGGTGTCAGTGGTTTCTTTTTTCATGGATGTCTCCTCCTATTGTGTTGCCTGAAAGTGCATCGCGTCTCTCGACCAGAAGGCTCCCGCGGAGAGCCAGCCCTCACGGGCAAAGATCTCCATCACGTCGAGCGGCATGTGGGCCCTGGTCGGCCAGTGCGCGTGGAGGCCATTCCGGCTCGCGTCGAGATCAATCGCGGCGGCCCGGGCATGCAGACTCGGGAGGGTTCCGCCTCGCATGTTGCGGTTGGCGTAGATTCCAAAATAGCGGTTGACCCCGGCCTCGGTCCTGGCCTCGTCGGTCCGATAGCGCTTCCCGAGCTCGTTGAGAATTCGAGAAAGACTGGGAGCGAGCCTCTCGTGGACGGCCAGCGTCCGGATGGTCTCCGGCCCGTTGTAGAGAAACATCCTGTAGGGGACCGAGATCCGGGCGGTCGAGACCGAGCCCGCCGGGCCGTAGAACGCCGTGAGACTCTTCTGATCCTGCTTTGGCCACGGATTCGGCCTCGGCATGAGGGCCCGAAGATGGCGCTGACAGGCCAGGATGGACTTCGGTCCCCAGAAGCCGTCGGGTTCGACCCCGACCGACTCCTGGAGGATCTGGATCTGCGTCTTTTTCATCGCTCGGGCTTCACGACCTGCTTGCCGCCGGGCTCGACCGAGACGGTGACTCTCTGGTTGAGAAAGTCATAGCCGAACCCGATCCTCGGGGTGGCACAGCCCGAGAGCAGGGCTGCCACGATGAAGGCCAGGATGATGACCACGAGCGCCGTCTTCATTTGCGCGAGAAGCGGCCGACGAAGGCCGCGATCGCCCGCAGCGTCTTCTCGGGCTGTTCTCCCGGAATGAGCGCGAAGATCGCGATCAGGGCCACGATGAGGCCGTTGAGGGCCACGATGACCTCGAGCCAATTGAGCCGGGTCAGGGTCTGGATGATGTCGTTGATGTTCATTGTTGTTTCTCCTCTGTTGGTTGTTGACTAAAAAATATGCTTCCGGATCAGGGTTGCTGCAAATCCTGCACAGCCTCCGCACTCGCCTCCGCAAAGGTCGCCTGCGGAACGCCGAAAGACTCCGCTGGTGCGGGTGTCGGGGATGCGGCCCATGAAAGCATCACGCCTTCCAACCATTGCTTGCAGGCGGTCATCTGCGGGCCGAGGGGTTTGCCTGCTTGGAGCAGGGCCATCTCAAGTCGCGTCAATGCTTGGATCTGATAAGGCGAAAAGTAAGCCGCCGCCGCTTCTTCGGCAGTGATGGGGTCTGATTCAATTACTTCTGGTTCCGCTTGCTCCCAGTTGGCCGGAAGGTCGGTGTCGGGAATGGCGCGGGTGCCTGCGGGCGGTTTCCAGCCCTGCGGCTGGTCGGGGCGAACAAAGGTCACAACCTTGCCGTCTGATTCGCGGATGATGGCGAGTGAGTTCATATCAAAAACAGTTGATGCGGACAAAGGCATCGCCACCGTTGCCGCCAGCGCCACTTAAAAATCCAGTAAGCGCAGCACCGCCACCGCCGCCACCACCGCCTAATCCGCCAGCGTTGTCTCCCGCTTGTGCGTTGGCGGTTGTGGAAGCGTTTCCGCCCTTTGCGCCTGTGCCGATTTTTGGTGAAAGGTTGGGCAAAAGAAAAGATTCACGAATGTCTGTAAAAGAACTGCCCAACAACGCCCCGCCATTATATGCCGTTGGTGTCGCGTCGATGGAGCCGCCTGCTCGTCCGCCTTGAGTTGAGTTATTGTTTGAGCCGCCACCAGCGTTGCCAGTTACGCTTCCTGCAACTCCTGCACCGCCAGCGCCGCCAGAGCCAAGTATGGTTGATGCGACTCCTGCTCCAGCAATTCCAGCGGTTCCAAAGGTTGCGGTTCCGCCGCCGCCACCGCCTCCAGCACCAAAACCTGTGCTTTGCCGCAGCGTAATGTTTGGCGTAACCCAGCGAACAGATGTATTTCCGCCTGCCGTTCCGCTTAACCCGTTGCCGTTGCCCGTGCCAGCCGCCGCACCGCCTGCTCCGCCTGCGCCGACGAGAACCTCAATCTGATCTCCTCCCGTAATGCGCGTTATGAACGTGCCAAATGCACCAGCACCGCCTGCTCCGCCACCGCCGCAAACAGTGCCAGAAGCACCTACGCGCCCACTGCCGCCGCCTCCGCCCGCGCCGATCATTGTGATGACTTGCATCGTAGACCATGACGGAATGTTCCAGACCCATGCGGAGCCAGAGCCGCCTGTGGCTCCAGACGGGGCTGTGGCGTAGTAGAAGTCGTAGGCTTCGCTTTGCAGGGCGATTTTACCGGAGGCATCGGGGACGGTCAGCGTGCGGGTCGTCGCCGCAGACACTCCAGAGACATCGAAGGCAAGTTCCTTCGTGGGATCTGCAGAATCGTAGATCCTGAAATACTGGCTGTCATTGACCGAGGGGAACTCTCCGGCATAGTCCCAGTCGGCCAGGGTCCCGTTGTTGAAGAGCCTGACGTAGATGCCGGCGGGCTTCCGGTTGATGAACCAGACGCCGGAGTCCTCGCGAACGAGGTAGGCGGTGTTGACGGGCGGGGTCCCGACGGTGACCGGGAGATCGGCGTAGAACTGGACAGACCCGTTGACGTAGCCGCCACCTCCGCCACCTCCTCCCTCTGAGATGGCCACGAGGGCCGCGATCATGAGACGGCGCCAGGTGGCGGTGTCGAGGATGGCCGGAATCTGAGACGGGTCGACCCCGGCCGCCAGGAGTGCCAGGCGGCGGTATTCGGCGGTGTCGAGGATGCTCACGTCTTCTGTTGGTTCACCGATCTCTCGAGAGACTGGATCGACCTGTCTATATCGTGGAGATTCTGAGTGAGAACATCAAAATTCTTCTGGCGCATCTGTCGTTCTTCGCGGAGTTCTACAAGGAAGGCGTCTCTGGCCTTGTCGAGGTGGCGGATGAATTCCGGGGCGACCCGGATGAGGACGTAGACGGCCGCGAAGGCGATGATCCCGAAACTGCCGAGCTCGACGAGCGGCCTGAGCCAGCCAAGATCGACCGGAGTGACGCTTCCCGTGGCAAAGATGCCCGTAACGCCCGCCAGGATTCCCCCGGCCGCGAGTTTTGCCTCGAAGATCATGACGTTATTCCTGGGTCTCTAAAATCTCCTTCGGCACCGCCACTTCGATGGCGGCCATTAGTCCATTCAGCTTTCCGGCGGCAAATTCCATGAGCATCCGGTTGCCGCTCACGCGGGCGGCGGCATAGGCTTCGATCAGTTCGGCGAGCTGCTGTTTCATTGTGCGGCCTCCAGTGCCTCAACTTTTGCCGCCAGCTCCTGCACGGCCTTGATAAGAATAGGAACCAACACGCTGTATTTGATCGACTTTATGCCGTCTTGGTCTTGCGAGACGAGCTTGGGCCAAATCAGCTCAAGCTCTTGGGCGACCATGCCGATCTGCTTGTTATCGGGATCGCCAATGCGGTTAAAGTTGACCACTCGGACCTGCTTCAGCGCGTTGAGTTTCGGCGTTGCGTCTACAATGTTTTCCTTAATGGAAGCGTCCGACAACGCGCCATAACTGTTGTTGTAGTTGAGAGCGTTGCCGTCCGCCTGCACGCGGAACACATTGCGTTTCGTCGCGTCCCAATCTGAGTAATAGTCAAGAATGCCGCTTGCGGCTAATGTCGCGTTACTATAAAGCACATGGTATCCGGTGCTTGTCCAAGATGCGCCGCCCACAGTTGTGCTGGTGCTAACTGCGGTTGAGTTAAATGACACGTCTCCGGTAGAGCTGACGCGGAGGCGCTCGCTTCCGGCGGTTTCTACTGTGACGGTATCCGCCGAAGGGAAGCGGATAACTGTGTTGGTGTCGCCGCTGTGGATGATTTTGTCGGTTATCGTAACGTCTCCGGTAAGACTAATGCCCCCAGACGAGCCATCCATGACGATTGCATCAAAGACAGCTCCAACGGTGTCGGATGGCAGTAACGCCAAGTCAGTCGAGCCATCTGACTGTTTTCGCGCGTGAATCGCCGCAGCCGAAACATCCGCGCCAAGACCGAAATCAATAAAGCACGCAGTGCTGGCGCCGGTATTGTCGTTGTGGATTCTTAGTCCTGCCCCGTAGCTGCTTGAGTCTCCAAGGACAAGCGGCATGGTGAACCCTGTGCCGTCTCCCACTTGAAAAAGTTCACTCGGATTAGCCGCGCCAATGCCGACGCGACCGGCGCTCGTAATCCGCATGCGCTCCGTCACGGCGCTCGCACCATCGGCCGTGGTGCTGAAAACAATTCGACCTGGCATGTCGGCAGTTCCAGGAGAGCCATCGACCTCGATGGTCATTCTTCCGGCAACGACCCAGTTGAGCGCGGCATCGCGCCCATCGGCCACAATGTTGGCCAGCAGATCGTTGTTTTGCACAACAGCCGGAAAAGACGCTGTTCCCCTGCCGCGGCGCAATCTTAAATAAGCAGGATCAGTCGCCGTCGCCGAATATGTATCGGAAAAATAATTCCTCGCGCTGACAGTCCCTGTGGTTGTCAATGATCCACTGGTGGAAATTGCCGTGCTTCCACCAATAGTTCCGTCAGTGATGGCGCCGCCACCGACCTGTCCGGGAGTCACAAGCTTGTTAAGAGACGGATTGGGATATGTTCCGCCAAGAACTCCTCCAGCTGCAGTTCCCTCGCGAATAGACGGAAATCCTCCAGAAGTTAATCCATCATGCACGACCACTGTTTTTTTGTCAGTGTCAACGGTGACCTCGGCCGGAGCTCCAACGAATGGCGCATGCTGAGCCGTGGTGCCTCGTCTGAGTTGTAGTTGACTTGCCATGGACTCTATTGTTGATCAAAGTCTGGAAAAATGCGAATCTCAGTCATCTTGACAGATCTGATGTCTTCGCGTCCTCCAGTTGGAATGATCGGGGTTTTCAAAAAATCATTGAGGACTATTCCGTTTTCATCCAGACATTCACTGTATTCATTATTATTCATACTTTTTTCCCCCACACGCAGGTGCCAGTTGCGCTCATGCCGGTGTAAACAATGGCGCTCGTCTCAAGCTCCCAGTCCCACGCGCTGAACACTTGGCACTCAAAAGTCACGCCTGAGAGAACCAGCGTCATGTTGTTTGTTCCCGATAGGGACCATGTTCCCGCATTGGCGTTCCCAGGAATGCTGACATTTCCGCCATCCTCTAGGGCAACGGCTGACGAGGTTGCCTGCGTGTCTGAGGTTGTTGTGTGCTCAATGTGCGCATAGTTTCCGGCAACCTTCGCACTTATGATTTTTTGCGTAAATTCCCCGGCATATCGCTGCGGCATAAACATTGGCCATCCGTTGCTTGCCCATAGCACTCGGCGAACATGCAGATAGTTCCAATTAAAATCGTTGTCCAGCCGGGCATGGTGAACGGTAAAATAGTCTTTGCCCTTTTGGAAGATGGCATTATGGCCAGGAGCCACCCATCCAATTGAAGCTCCGAATTTATAGCCGCCCATGAGCTTGGTGCCTATGGCATTGGACGGACTTGAAACAGTGTCCGTCAATGATTGCCCATCCACATCAACATAGGGCCCGGTTATGGAGGCGGATCGTCCGACTCTTACATTGTAAAGTGGCTCCGGCGGTGTCAGGTCGTTAAAGCAACACTGCCCGAATGAAATAAAGAGATAATAGTAGTCAAAATCTGCATTATAGATGATATAAGCACCTTCCACCGCTTTGAATCCCGACGCGTCGCGCCGACAGATATTGGTTTTTGGGGCCCCGCTCAGAATCTTGCCCGTGCTGTCGTCAACGCGAATGACATAGATGCCATTTGCATAGGAGCCGTAAACCATCCACCGATTGTTGTCTTTATCTTTGACAATGTTTGGATCAATGGCGTTTTCCGAGGCTCCAAAATTTGTCTTGTATACTTCTCCAAGATTTGTCCAGGGGCCATTGATTGAGTTGCTTGAAAGGACGCCAATGAACGAGTTCGTCGTGCCAAAGGTTGACGCAGAATAATACAAATAAAATGTGCTCCCGATTTTTTCGACATGCGGCGCCCACGCCCTCACAACCGAAGGTCCGCAATGCGCAGTGGCATCAGATGGAAGCGCGGAAAGGGCGTTTCCAACCCACTCCCACCTTATTAAGTCAGGCGAGCGGCGAATCTGTATGGACAAAGGAATTGTTCCATAAACGGCTTGGTTTCCCGTCATAAAATCTGTCGAAAACGCATAATAGTAATTGTCGACAAAAATGATGAAGGGATCGCTCACATTATGAATGCGCCACTTTGAGAGGTCTGACGTGAATAGATCGTCGGGATCTCCAAGCGTATACGATGGCGCCCCGGATATTGTAAACCTTGACGAAGAAACTGCTGAAAGTGCTGGTAAAATCATCAGACAAGACGCCCCGTGGCGAAGATGGTTCCGTTCAAGGCGTAGACAAACGCACTTGCGTATTGCTCGCTAACCGCCGTGCCAATCGAATTTAGTCCTTCTGGCGCCGCAATGACAACTGCGTTGAGACCGGTATTGACGACGGTCACATTGAAACCGTTGGACAAACCAGATCCAGTGAATGTCGCGTTCAACGATCCGCTTGTCGTGTCAAAATGAAATATTTTTCCAGTATCGTCGTTTGTGAACGAGCGGCTCTGCGAGACTTCGACAATGGGCACAAGACGCAGCACGCTAACGGGAACAATTTCTTTGCCGCCTGGAATAACGCCATCGTGGACACGGATAGAAGAACGGTCGGTGTCAACCGTTATTTCAGCGATGGCTCCGGTAAAAATGTCGTTTTCCGCGGTTGTGCCGCGCCTGAGTTGTAGAACTTGTGCCATGGCTATGTCAAATTTCCGAGATCATAAATGAAAAAAATGATTGTGTCATTGACGAATCCCATGTCAAAGGGAAACGTGAGAGGCACGATACCAGACGCAAAAACAGCCCACCGAGCATCGCCTGGGGTTGAATCCATGCACATGTAGACGACCTGTGTTTGCTGATAATCCTGAAGCCAGACAGAACCTCGACGATAACCGCGATCGGCATCATCGAACTGGGTGGGTGGACTTACGGACCTTAGATTGCTGCGCCGAACAAACGACGTTCGTCCCTCCAGGCCAACTGCATAATCACGAAGCGTGGTGGCACCGGGAAGATAGACGGCCGGATCTAGGCTGGAGTCCTTGAACATGTCTCAGGTTTTCTTTTCTGGGTCGATTATCGGAGAGGGGGCTTCCCACTGCTTGCCCGCTGGCCCCCTCCCCGATGTATCGAACCAGATTAGAGTCCCGTTGAACTGGTCAGGCAGGTCTCGAGGCCGGTGTCGAAGGTGCAGCGCTTGTAGGCGAAGGGCACCACGGCATGCGGCCGGATCGGCTGGTATGCCCGGCTGATCTGGTAGATGTGCTGCCCGTAGTCGAGGAACAGGTTGCAGTCGTTGTCACGCTGCGCGACCCATTCGAGCTCGCCCATGTGGAGCTGAGGCGCGAACTTGAACGATCCCTCGCCGGTGTAGCGCTCGGGCGTGAGCCGCGAGAAGCTGTCGCCGGCAACGAGGAAGCCAATCTCATACTGCGCCGAGACCCACGCGGGGTTGCGACGAGAACCCTTGCCGTTGGTGACGGACACGCCAATCTCAGGCTCGATCAGGATGGGCTGACCAGAACCGTTGAGGGCGTTGAAGCGGAGAGGCTGACTGTCGACGCCGAGGGCGAATCCGCGATACC